GTGTTCGCAGTGTGGGACGAAGAAGTCGAACTTATCGTAGCTAAACGTAAAACAGATGTTGCTTATCTTGCAACACCACGCAAACAACAACTTATACTTGGTAGCAACGGAAAAGAAAACATTATACTTGATACTGATGGTAGTGCGCATATAGAGAACTTAGTAGTGGGTCGGGTTGCTATGTCGTCGGCCACAGCAGTCCCAAACTATGCAGGTACAATGGCACAAATTGTCTACAACGAATCGCCGGCACCAGGCAGTCCAATTGGATGGGTATGTATTGGTGGCTCACGCTGGGCTAAGTTTGGGATAATCGAATAATGGGAACTGGATATACAACACCGTGGAATGATTCTTGGCTAGATGGTGAATGGCATTGGGCGTTAGTATTTGTTTGGTGGCCACGCAAAACTGAATATGATAAATGGATTTGGCTTACAACAGCATATCACGGTATGCGAGGAATATCTGGCCCAGGTACTCCGGTTTATTTACACAAATGGATGACACCAGGAGAGTTTACTTGGTTTCAGTTAACACAGTCTTAAGATTCGCGTGAAACTGTCCTAACCAATCTGTCTCTAACATAACTTTACGATTGTGTTCTGTTATTGGTCGTATACTATCCAACACTTGTTGTTGTGGTAAATTAAATAATCTATTCATTTCATTACATACCATTTCGAATCTGATATTATTATCTGCTTCTTCATCATAACGTTCATCTACAATAATATCAAATGTTTTAAATCCCATACTGCGTAAATTGCGTAGATAATGCTGTCCACTAAACACAAGAAATAATCTTTCTGCTAATATAGGTTTAACAATCTTCTCAGTGTAAAAACTATAATGATTGTCAAAATTTGTTTCTGCAACAATGCTGTATGCAGTTTGATTATAGATACTAATTGGTATTATTTGACTTAATGATAATGTACTATTCTGATAGCTCACCGAAGTAACAGTCCATTTAAATTCATCAGACGTTGGCTCAGATTCCCAAATCCATCCATCCGAGTCTTGTTGCTGTATTATTTTGTTTTGCAGATAAGTCATTATAACCCGATTATTTAATTCATTGCGACATATATAATTGTATACATAATCTCTATGTCGTCTGGGCTGACCTAACAGTATATCAAATGTTTTTGGCTTTGATAGGTATGGAGTTAGTTGATTTAATATATTACTTTGTTTGTAAAATTCAGTACTTGTAATAAACCAATCCATCCAATTTTGCGTAGTAATGTCACTAACGACACCACATAAAAAATAAGTTATTTTTGGATTCTGATATTGTGTTATAAAGTCAACTGTGCTTGCATGCAATTCTGACCCTAATATTACAATACAGTCGTGTTGAATTAATGCATCATTGATTGCTTGCTTAAACTCGATAGTAAGTGGAAATGGTATATGAAATATTGCGTGTCTTGTGTCAAGAAGATTGATACAATTCAAATGCCATCGGCAAGGGTCTAAATATTCATCGTCCCTTGCCGCTGTCATTTATTACTTAGTTGCGACTGCTTTTGGTTTAGTAGTTGCTTTCTTCTTACCGTAATATGGTTTACGTTTCTTAGCTGGCGCCGGTGCTACTGCCAATGGTGCTAGCTTAACTCCTGCTACTGTACCTGCACGTTGTTTTACTGGTGCTTTAACTGCTACTTCTTTTACTTCTTCAACTACTACTGCTGCTGGTGCAGAGCCGAATAAATCGGATAGTAGTCCTTTGATATAATTAATCATGTGTTACTCCTTGTACATTATTTATTCATTATATACGCATAGATAAATTTATATTTCGGTTGACATTTTGGTAAAACGACTGTATAATGTTACACATACGCTAACAACACAGAGAAGAAAACGAAATGACTACATTTGTTACTTACAACGTAAAAAGTACACAATCAATTAACTATTTTGATACATTAGCTTCAGCTAAACGTAGTACTACATGTGCAAATAAACGTGCAGGTGCTGGTGTTGTTGCTTATGCTACTTTAGAATATTATAATACTGTTATTGTTACTAAGAAAACAGTACGTAATATTATGTCAGGTGCGCTTGTTGAAATTGATAGCAACACTCCGCGTTGTTGCGATCCGAGTTCAGAATTATACTGGAGCATGTAAATTAAAAGGAGATTTAAAATGAAAATATTAGTAACGATTTTAGGTGCATTCGGTCTTATAGTATTGCTTAGTTTTTTACTAAGCTGGCCCATTATGATGTTATGGAATGGTTGCTTAGTCGGCGCAGTGGATGCGTGAAAATGGAGTTGAGTACGCACTACAAGCATCGGGCAGTAATGGGTATGGATTTACAGTAAAAACAAACGTGGATTGGTTTAGGTTGAAATGGGTATGATTGATAACTGTCGTATTAACTTTTGGTTACGCTGGGTCGCTTGCTGTATTACAATAGCAGGCGCACTCTGCACTAGCTTTCGTATCGACCCACTTAACATTTACTTGTTAAACATCGGCGCTGTAGTGTACTTAACGTGGAGTATACGCATTAAAGAAACAAGTTTAATTACAATCAACGTGGCGCTACTAACGATTTACTTTATTGGATTGTTTGTAAAATGACAAAAGACTGGGTTTCACCTGAAGAGAATAAAGCTAAGAAAGATGCTTATTATTCTAAATTATCAAACGACACTAATCGTTCATTAACTTATTATTGGCAACAAGCTCGCAAGGGAGCAAGAGATCGGAAAATTGATTTTAGCATTACTGCCGATGATATTATTTCTCTCTGGTCAAAACAACGAGGATTTTGTAAGTTAAGCAACATACCAATGACACTTACGCACGGAACATTACGATCACAAAATCCTACAAAAGTAAGTTTTGACCGAATTGATAATTCTAAAGGATATCATGTAGGGAATATTCAATTAGTTACGTGGCAGGTAAATTGTGCGAAAAGTGTTTGGTCAACTGATCAATTAGTTGAACTATGTATATCTATTACTGAGAAAGCATTAATGAATAAATTAAAATAGGTTGACAAAAGTAGTTAAATAGTCTATAATGTTACACATAAACTAACAATAGGAATAAACATGTCTACAGAGAACACAGTCGAAGAACAGGATATGCTGGACGCTTTAAAGGAGTTAGCAGAGGCAAACACAGTTACTTACACTAACGCACCCACTGACTTAGATGAAGCTATCGAGCGTTTATATCGTGTTGAGATACTACTCGAAGATTTAGCACGTGGCGCAGAGCTTGCTGAAATTGTACAAGACCCAAAGTTAACAAATGTGTTTCGACTTGCGGCAGAAGAATACTTAGTCAACAAGTTACAAGAAGTAGAGAAAGAAACTAAAGATTTAAAAATACAAATTAACGACTACAGCAACGTAGGCAAAAAGGAAGAAGCATAATGGTTACTTGGACAAGTTATTCACCCATTGTGTATATTGTTGGATAGCCATTTCTTTTCTGTCAGATATACGGCATATGATCTTTGGTAATGGTTTACGTAGGTTTGCTTTAAAGGCTTCGGATTTGGGCTTACGCAAATTTTCTTTAAACTCTTCGGACCGAATATATACTCCGATAATTCCTTTGTTCCACGGAATACATCCTTGTTCCCACTGACCTTTAAGATTATCCTTATGCTCCTGCGATCTATTTTTGGCAAGATTAGACATCTTTTTCCGAGTTTCAATTGAACGATTTCCTCCATCGCCGCCGTAGCTCATATTATATCCGTTGCCATAATCAACGTGGGTATTATATTTGCGGATAAAGAATTCTTCCATTTCAAGTAAGGTATGTTGCTTGTCGGTGGATTGATATAGCACAGACCAAACAAATGCCTCCCAACCATATTTACGTATAGCGGCATAGAAACGAGAATTCTTTTTAATTGAATTTCTTTTATGATCAGCACAGCGAGTAGGCCAAGAAGAATCAAATCCGATATAGGATTTACCATTTATTGTGTTAGTGGCTTTATAGATTGAATAAATATTCATGCTGACATTCCTTAAAATGTTAGAGTCCTTAGATATTACCAGTATCGTGAGGGACATTTTTGTTGACAACGTATTAAATTTCTGTTATAATACTATTTATATTATTTTACGATGAAAGAGAACTTATATGACAGCTACACAAAGTTATGATGATCATGATTATAGCAATGACAATCTCGAAGAAGCAGAATTCGGACAGCTCCATGCAATTCATAATAACATGAATCATATTGCCGCAGTGCAACGTGAGCTTGCTAAACAAGCATTACAACCAAGTTTAAGTGAATGCGAAGAATGTGGTGAAGATATCCCACTAGCACGTCAGTTAGCAATCCCCGGTGTTAAACTTTGCGTATTTTGTAAAGAACGTGCAGAACGACATTGATCTTTTGAAATAAATCCTGTATACTTAATAAACAATCACAAAAGGAAATACAATGCCGAATTTAGTCCCAATGGTAGTAGAACGTACAAGTCAAGGCGAACGTGCTTATGACATTTATTCACGTCTACTTAAAGATCGTATCGTTATGTTAGATACAGATGTTAACGAGCAGACAGCAAGTTCAATCGTTGCACAGTTGCTATTTTTAGAAAGCGAAAGCCCAGAGAAAGACATTTTGTTCTACATTAACTCACCGGGCGGAAGCGTAACTGCTGGCTTGGCAATTTACGATACAATGCAGTTTATTAAATGCGATGTGTCGACTATTGTACTTGGACAAGCATGTTCAATGGGTTCATTCTTGGCGCAAGCTGGTGCTAAAGGTAAGCGTATTGTATTGCCAGAAGCACGTACAATGATTCATCGAGTTAGCTCCGGCACTCCGGGCACACGTGGTAGCGTACACGTACAAGAATTACAATTCGAAGATGCTAAACGTAGCTTTGACGAATCAATGCGTATTAATCAACGCTTAACTGAATTGTATGTACGTCATAATACTGCGGGAAAAACTTACGAAGACTTATTTGAAACTATGAAGTTTGATACGTTCTTATCAGCAGACGAAGCAGTAGCATATGGTTTGGCAGATGAAGTTATTACAAAACGTTAATGCTTAAAGATACATTTTGCTCAAGTCCATGGTTTCATATTAGGATAGGGCCATCGGGTAAATTTTTACCTTGCCGATGGGGGTCGCATGACGATACTGGTTATAATATTGCAACAACATCTATCGCAGAATTTATGAATTCTGATATCATGCAAGGAATTAGAGCCTCTCTATTAGATGGTGACAAATTACGTATGTGCAGTAGTTGTCATTATGAAGATTCGAACAATAAAGTAAGTGGACGTCAACGCCAACTCTTAAAGAGCGTAATTAGTATTACAAATTTTGATAAGACATTTTGTGCAAGCCCACATTATGAAATATTTGAATATAGTGCCACTAATAATGGTCATACTAATAGTTTGCCAATTGATTTACAAATTGATCTCGGCAATACTTGTAATAGTGGTTGTATTATGTGTACTCCGACTTATAGCAGTAAATTATCTAACGACTATGTTAAACTTAACAAACTAGAACCGACATTATTTAAATCCTTTTCTAAATTTAAGAATTGGGCAGATGATCCAATATTAATGGATAAGTTTGTAGCAGAATTAATTACTATTCCTAACATTAAATACATACATTTCTTGGGTGGTGAAACACTTTACTTAAAAAGTTTTTATGATATTTGTGAAAGATTAATAGAAGCAGGAGTTGCGAAGGATATTAATATCGGAACAACAACTAATTGTACTGTGTATTCAGAAGAATTAGAAAACATTATTAAGAATTTTAAGCATGTTCATTTGGGACTTAGTATTGAATCTCTACATGAAGTTAATGATTATATTCGTTATCCGAGTACGATTGATTCAGTATCATCGAACATTCAGAAATTTTTGGATCTTAGAAAGCAAACTAATTTACATTTAAGTTTGCGTATAACGCCGACTATCTTCAGCATTTATCATTTAGATACATTATTTGAATTTATGATTAATAATTCTATTATTGCAGAAAGTTGTGATATATTATACGAACCGAGTTGGTTACGAATTGAACTATTGCCACCAAATTTAATTGCTATTGCACTTGAAAAACTTAATGCAGTTATAAATAAATATCAATTAACCAATAGTAATCAGGTTATTATTAATCGCAGGCGAGATGATTTGATTAACCCAGTTATTACAAGCATACTTTTTGAATATAAACATTTCCTTGAGAATTACCAAGTA